CCGTTCGGATGCACGGACGAGGATTGGGATGTAATGTCCCGATTCTTGTCGGCATTGGCTCGTGGGGAGACCCACGACCATGTTACCCCGTTAGTGGGTAACTCAGCGGAGGACCCCGATTGTGTTCGGGGCCTTCTTGCTGACGAAGTGTGGAGTGTCAGTGACCTGGATCGAGCACCACCTTGGCTGCAGGAAGCGGAGAGGGAGCATCGAAAGAAACTCGGGTCGTCCTCACGTCGGCTACCGTATTGGGTCGCAAGGCCCGACGGCGGTGTGTCGCTGGAGGCGAAGTTCGAGCGTTTCTTTGCTCCTCGGGTGACCCGTATCAACGGGAAGGCCGCGCTCTTTGCGAGCCAACAGGTGGCGGCGATGTGGCCACGCGCGCGGGCACGTCTGAGGGTTATGCCCTTGGAGGATGCAGTGTGTCTGCGCAAGAAGGGTACCAACTTTGGGTATCCCCGGTGTACTTCGTCTTTTGAGGATAACCTGCACTACTATTACCTTGAGTCGGTGACGCTCAGGGAACAGGGTTATCCGCTGGCTGATGCGTCGGACTACCCCTCGATCGCAACGACGAGGAGTCAGGCAGCCGGTGAGAATCTCTGGGCGAAGGACCGTGCTCTGTCCATGTATTGTGGGGTGTTGACTGGTGTCGAGAAAGGCCTTCAGAAGGTCGGCTTCGACGCCTTGCGTGATCATGAAACGTTTTGTGCCTGGAAGGGCCAGGACGCGGTCGATCGCGCTGTGACTCGCCTGCTGGATGGAGCGCCAGGAGCGGTGTTGTCAGCTGATTTCACCAATTTCGACGCTTCTGTGCCGAATGAGGTCATCACGAGAGTGTTTGACGTCATGGCATCCTGGTTTGAAAGGGAGACCCGACCTCAGATCGCCTTCGTATGTGAGGCGTTTATGAGGTCAGGGATTTACCTCCCCGGGCGTGATGGTACGATCGAGTACCGCCACGGCTCGGAGCGAACGGGGGGAGTCCCGTCTGGTTCGGGTTTGACGAACTGGATCGACAGTCTCGCGAACTGCTGGGTGTTTCACTATGCGGCCCATCGTCTTGGGGGGTCGATTTCACGAATTCTCGTGAATGGTGATGATGCCGTGGTCGCTTTCCACAAGGTGAGCGACTTTGCAGCGGTGTCTGATGTGATGATGTCGGAGTTGGGTATGCTCATCAAGATGGACCCGGACAAGAACCTCGTCTCGAAGGAGGCGGTGCGCTACTTGAAAATGGAGCACCACAAAGCCTTCAGGATCGATGGTCTCTACCGCGGTCTTCGCCCTTTGAATCGGGCGCTTATCGGCATGACAGGTCGGGAGCGTCGGGTGCCGAAGGGATGGCATGGCTGGATGAACATCTACCGATGGTTGCAGCAAATTGAACCCTGTATG